TGCGCGCGATATCGCGCGCGAACAGCACCGCCAACACCGAGGCCTGCGCCGCGACCAATTCGGCCGGGTCCGGCACCAACGCCCGCCCGGCCGCTTCGCGCGCGCGCGCGATCGACGCCGAGCGCGCCTCCCAATCGATTTCGCCCCCGGCGATTTCGGCGGCACCGGTCATGTGCGGGCCTTGCGGCGCGGGGCGGACCAATTCCAGGCCAGCCAGTTGCGGCCCAAATCGGTGATGATCAGACAGGGCCGACCGAGATGATCGGGCTTCTGCGCGATCGCGCATAGCCCGGCCTCGACGAGTTCGTAGCCACGGCGCTTCGACAACGTATGGCCGCAGCACATAATGAACTGTGCGCCATCCAACGGCATCGACCCGCCGTCACGCGCAAAATGATTCCACGCGACGCCCCACGGCAACCAGCCGGTCGCCAGCATCGACAACATATCGAGCACCTTGCGCGTCGGCCGCAGCCGGGCCCGCCCAAGATCGCCCGGATTCATGATCGACCACACACGCCGCTTCGAGTCGACGAGAACGGTCATGCGCACGCCCGGTTCGACGTTTGCGCCAGGCGCGCGCGGTGTGCGGCCAGCGCTTCGGCGGCGCGGGCGTTGTCGATCGCTTCGTCGCGCAGCATCTGCGCCTGCGTGCGATGGTCGCGGAACGCCCAGCTTTCGCCGGGCTTCACGTCCCTGGCACTCGTGGCGCGCGCCGGCGGGGGCCACGCGATCATCGCGCCGCCCCCAATAGCTGGCCGGTCGCCGGATCGCGTTTCAGGAAGGCCGGGATTTCCAGCAAATCGTCTTCGTTGATTGCGCGCGCGCCGGCTTCGGACGCGACCGTGTCGACAACGCCGGCGGCGGGGGCCAAGGAGTCCACCCCAACCGCCGGCGCCTCGGGGGCCGTGATCGGCGCCGGACCGGCGACCGTGGAACCACCCCCGAATTCTTGGAACAGCGGTAGATCGCCGGCCGCTTTGGTTTTGTGGCGCGCGGTCACGGCCGCGCGGTGCCCGCCATCGGCGAAATACGCCAGGCGCGCGCGGATATCGGCGATGTATTCGGGATCGCGCTCGATCAACGTCGCGGCGAAACCTTCGGCGAAGGCCGCCAGCCCGGTCGTGCCGGTCCCCGCGAAGCAATCCAGCACCCGCCCGCCCGGCGGCGTGATCAACCGCACCAGCCAGCGCAGCAGCGCCACGGGCTTCACCGTCGGGTGCTTCGACCCCATGCGATCCTCCGGCCCCGCCTTGGCGCAGTAGAAAAACCGTGCGGCCGAGCCTTCATTGCCGAGGAATACAGATTTCACGCGGTTGGGCTGACTGCCGCCGCTCCATCCCGTCGACGCCGCTATGTTCATATCCGGGGTCAACGTGCCGCTTTGCGTATCCGGAAACGCGGCCAGCACGTCGGCCGAGCCGTCATGCACCACATTCGCCGGCCAGCGACCCGGCTTCGTTTCGCCGTGATACAGCACGCCATCTTCGGGGCGGCAATTGGCGCCGGTTTTCGCCAGCGTGGCGCCGGGCTTCAGGCGCCGAACCGTGTAGGTGCCGCCCTGCGCGTCGTCGGCGTGAATGCGGCACCCATCGATATTGATCGCCCCGGTGCCGAACCGCGCGATGTTCTCGGCGACCGTGCCGATCAACGATTTGCGCGCCAGCACGCAAGGTTCCTTGGCGGGCTTCAATGCGGTGCCGCGCCCCTCGCCCTGGTCGTGGCTTTTCGGGAATCCGCTGCCGTAGAGCCAGTCGACCATGTCGCGGATTTCGAAGCCGGCATCCTCGATCGCGCAGGCCAAACGGTGATAGGTGCGCGTGCTCGCGAAGGCGACCAGATGCGCGCCCGGTTTCAGCACGCGATAGACTTCGCGCCAAAACGCGGGGTCGTGCGCGACCTCTCCGGTGTCCCATGTTTTGCCCATGAACCCGGACGACGCGCGTTTATAGACGCCGCTCGCCCCTTCGGATTTCGCCGGTGCGGCATCGGCGGCACCGAAGCGCTTGACGATCGACACCAGCGCGTAAGGCGGGTCCATGCACGCGCTGTCGAATGAATCGTCGGGAATGCCGCGCAGCACGTCGCGGCAATCGCCTTCCCGCAGATCGATGCGCGACAGGTCGAGTTTCACGCCCGCACCCGGGCGGCGAATTTGGCGCGCAAGGCTTCGCTGGCCGGATCGTGAAAGGCCAGCACCATGCCTTCGGGGCGCGGCTTGATTTTGACGTAGGCGCGCGCCGCATGGGCCGCGCAATAAGGCCGCCCCGCGGCGACCGCGCAACCGCAATGGCGGCGCTGGTCGAGCGGCGGCAGATCGCCATCCCATAACGGCCATTGGCAATGGCTGGTTTTCATCGCCTCCGAAAGAATGCCGATGCCGGCGACGGGTTCGACCTTGGGGGCCGCGACCTTCGCCGGCATCGGCGAGTTCAGGGAGGACTCCACGACGCGCGCACGCGCCATCTTCGGCAGGCGGGGAGCGCGCGCCGAAGCCTGTTGCGCCGCCAGTTCCGGCGACGAATTCTTGTAGCGCTTGGGGCGGCCGCGCTTGGGCAGGCGCAGCCGATGCACCTTCCCCATTAGCGCGTTCTTGGTGAAGGGCTCACGAAATTCGCGCGCCATCACCGCCGCGATCTGGGTCACGACCATGCCGCTGGCCCAATAGGCGCGCAGCGAGTCGATCATCGCCGGCGTCCAATCCAAACCGTCATGCCGGCGCGCCATCAGCGGCCCCCGTTCTTGGCGGCGTGGTCGAGATCGCGGCGCAAGCGCTCGATCACGGTGCCCAGGTCGCGCAGATCCTTCGCCAGCTTGGCGTGTTCGCGCGGGCTGATGCGCGCATCCGTGTTGGCCAGCGCCAAGTCGCGCGCCAGCTCGCCGGCCTCGTCGAAGAATTGCAGCATGCGCCGGTCCAGCGGCAGGGCGGCGTGCGGCGGGGCGCCCGGGGCCGGGCCCAGCAATTCGAGATAGGCGGTCAGCAGCGGCGGTGCGTCGCCGGTCGCCGCGCGATAGGCGATATCGATCTTCGCCGCGTCGCGCATGTTGACCTGCGCGTCCTGTTCGGGATCGGCGCATTGGCGCAAGCGCGAGCCCGAGGCATGGCCCAGCAACGAACCGGCTTCGTCGAAGCCCAGCACGCCGCAGGCCCGCGCCAAGGCGGCTTCGATCGTGCCGGGAATGCGGGGCTTGCGTAGACTCATCGAACAACCTCCGGATGCGATGCGGCCGTGGTTTCGCACTGGCCCGCTTCGAACATGTCGATCATCTTTCGGGGATGAACCGCCACCAACGCCACCCCCGCGATATCGATGCGGCGCCGGCCCTTCGGCCGGAAGCCCTGCGCGCGCGGGGCAAAAAACTGATCGCCCAAGGCGATCGGCAAAGCGGGGCCGCCCTGCTCGACCTCGCCGACACGCTCGACCGCGCCCGCGAAATCGGCAGTCGAGCAAAGGCGGGTGCCGCAAAACGCGGCGAGATCGCCTTCCAGCGCGGGCGACAATGACCGTGGGGTGCGAAACGCCGCCGCGATCATTCGCCACGTCGCCGGATAGCGAAGCTGGGCCGCCGTCAACGCGGGCATCACGCCGCCTTCGGACGACGATGTGCGTTACGCCGCGCTGCGCGATAGGTCTCGGCCGGGCGAGGTCCGCTGCTATCCCAGCGGACCGGCAACGGCTGATGAAGGCGCCACTTCGCCGTCAGTTCGCGACGCTTGGCGCGCGTCTTCTCGACGGCCAGCGCATCGCGCGGAAATGTGACGGGCAGCGCGCTTGCCACACCGCCCAACAGCGACACCATTCCGGCGACCATACCCGCCAGCACACTATTCGACTTCATCTAAACCCCCTGGGTTTCGGGTTGGGCCATGAGCGCCTTCGCCTGTTCGACCATGGCAGCACCGATCCTCAACGCATCTTCCGGGCGCATCAGCACGGCCGCGCGAACGTCCGTCTTCGCAATCGTCATCGCGAAACCGATCGCGGCGAGTTCCGGGAACACGACGACGGTCAGCGCCGACATCGACATATCCGTATCGCCACCCGCCAAAGTGCCGGCGGCGTTGGTATCGCCCAAAGCGACGAACGGAAAACGCCCGGCAGCGAACTCCTGCTGCACGACGTAGGTATCGCCTTCCATCTAAACCCCCTGGGTTTCGGGTTGGGCGCCGGCGGCCGGTTCGGCGGGCGGCGTGAAAATATCGGGGCGCAGCGCGTGCGGCGGCAGGCCGGTGCCTTCGCTGACCGGACCGACGAACTCGGCCGGCAGGCCGGTTTCGTACTTGACCCAATACCAAACGGTGCCCTGGCGCTTGCCGCACAGGCGCCCCAACGCGGCTTGGCCGCCGGCTTTTTCGATCGCGCGCTGCAGCGCTTCGTGCTTCGTCATCATGCGCCCGGTTTACAAGTTTTCTTGTTAATTGGCAACAAGAAATCATGTCAGGACGGGCAACACGTATTTTTGTAATCAAATCAATATGGAAACCATCGCCCAACGGGTCCGCCGCGAACGCGAGCGGCTAGGATGGTCGCAGCAAAAGCTGGCGACGGCGATCGGCCACGACGTGAAGCAGCAAAGCATTGACCTGCTCGAGCGCGGTTTGACGCAGAAGCCCAAATATCTGATTTACCTTGCCGATGCGCTGGGCGTGTCGGCGCGCTGGCTGCTGGAGGGCGGGTCGCGGCGCGAACCCGAATCGAAACCGCCGCCCAACGTGCCGATCGTGGGCTATGTCGGCGCGGGGGCCGAGATCCATCCGGTCGACGATCACGCCAAAGGCCACGGCATGGACGACGCCCCGCCTTTTCCCGGCCAGGACGGCCCGGCCGTGGCGGTGCGCGTGCGCGGCGATTCGATGCTGCCGCAAATCGAAGACGGCTGGATTCTGTACTACACGCGCGACCGCGACGGCGTGCCCGGCAATTGCGTGGGCAAGCTGTGCGTGGTGCAGGTGACCGACGGGCCGATGCTGGTAAAAAAGCTGGAGCCTGGCAAACGCAAGGGCCTGTGGCGGCTGGTCAGCTACAACGCCAGCCCGCGCGAAGACGTGAAGCTCGACTGGGCCGCGCGGGTCGCCGCGATCGTGCCTTAGCGCGCGGGCCCGCGCGCCCAATCCAAATGCGCGAACACCGGCTGCGCTTGCGCGGGCCAGCCGGCCCGCGTTTCCAACGCCCGCAACGCAGCACGGGTTTTGGGCCCCGCGATCCCATCGGCCGTGCCGATATCGAAGCCGTGCTTCGCCAGCAGCGTCTGCAGTTCCGCGATCTCGGCTTTCGTCAACGGGGCCGAACCGCGCGCCGTCGTCGGATGCACGGGCGCGCGCGGCGCCGGCGGCGATGCGGCGGCGACCGGCGCCGGGACCGATGCCGTCGCGGGCGGCAATGGCTCGGGCGTGCGCGATCCCGCCCACATCGCGCCGACCATGACCAACAAAATCGCGACGACGATCGCCGTGGTCATGGCCTCGTGGCGAAACTTGGGATCGGCCCAGCCTTTCGGTTCGGGCAAGGGCCAGCCCGCCGGCGCGGCATTCTCGATTGGGCGCGCATCAGGCAGCGATCGCAGCGGCAATGACACTGGCGCCGCTTCCAATTCCCAAATCTCGAACCGGATACGCGGGGCGAGGAACGGCACAGCCCCTTCCACGCGTTCGATCTTTTCCACGCGCGCTTGCAATCCCGATCCCGCCGCCTGGCGCCGTGCGAATTCTTCGGCGCGCTCGGCGGGCACATAGCCCACACCCGATTGCGGGCGGCCGCGCCAATCCACGGTCATGAACAGCAGCGCGTGCTTGTCGAACGGATTGCCGGGCTCCGGCACCACGGCCAGATAATCGCCGGGCTGGATCGCGGCGATGATTTCCTGGCGCGGCGTGCCGTCGGCGTTGTCTTTGGTGATCCCGCGAATCGGCATGGCGAATTTCGTGTGTCGTTTCCACACCTGCCCCGCCGGGGCGGGCCCCAGCGTGCGCGGCGACGATTCGCTATCGACGAAGCGCTCGGGGGCAATCTGCGCGGCGGCCAAGGTTTCGGCGGCCGGGGCCGACACCGGCGCATCCAAGCGCCGGATGAACGCGACATGCGCCAACGCCACGGGCCAGATCACCAGGCCATAGAAAAACCAGCCGAAGCCGCTGCGGCCCTTCGTCGACGCGATCACAGCGACGGCCAGCGCCATCACGATCCAGAAAGTCCACAGCATCGGGCAAGGGCCTCGCAACCGTCGATCTAACGACTGGAAACTATAGCAAACCTGCCGATTTCACGAGGCTACATGTTTTCTTGTTGACGCTTTACAAGTTTTCTTGTTATTAGGGGGTCATCGACACGCCGAACCGGAGCCGCCGCACATGCCCCCGAAACCCGACACCGAAATCGCCAAGCGCCTCGCCGCCGCGATCGTGCGCCGCCGCCAGGAACACGGCGCCGTCACCGACCACGACCTGCTGCGGGACGGCTTCACCCAGGCGCAGATCAACGTCTATGGCGAGGCCGCGCGCGAAGCCGCCGCCACCCAGCTTCAGCGGGCCGGGCGATGAGCGGGGCAGCGAAGCACACGCCGGGGCCTTGGCGGGTCATGCCCGCCCATGAAGCGCAATCGCCTTGGATCGTGGGTGATTCGGAAGGCGGATCGGTTGCCGATTTTGAGCCGCCCGGACCTTGGATGACGGCGGCGGAGGCTACCGCTAACGCCTGTCTCGGTGCCGCCGCGCCCCAATTGCTTGCGGCGGCAAAGCGAGCCCTCCCCGCCCGCGTGTGTCTGACAAACACTCACATTCCGGACAGCGCCGAGATTCCGCTCGTTGCGACGATGGGTGATCTGCGGCAGATCGCAGCCGCCATCGCCAAAGCCGAGGGCCGGTCATGAAAATTCCGTGATTCATACCTCTGGGCATCGTCGCCGGGCTCACGATGACCTGGGCGTTCTTCGGCTATGTCGCCGGCGATTGGAACCCTTGGGACTGGCACTGGTTCACGCGGCTCGCGCATGGTGCGATCGGCACCATCGGCGGCGTGTTCCTCGGTTTCCTTATCGAGTTAGAGCGATGAGCACCGATCTCGTCATCGGCGGCGCGCTTATCGCCGGCGGGTTGATACTCGCCGCCATCGGCATCTTTTACTTGGTCGCGCGCCACGCGATCGGCCAATGGTTCGACAGGGGCGACGAATGACCGCGCCCGCGTCTGTTTCTCGCGGAACGGTTTCCCCGGTTTCCCATCGGTCCAATGGTTTACCGCTCAAAGGCTTGTCGCGCGACCGGGCTTTGTGGACCGAGACGGAGGACGACGTGCTGATCCTGCGCCGCGAAGCGCGGCTTGGCTACGATTGGGCCGCGATGAAAACCGGCCGCTCGGTGCGCGCCTGCCGCAAGCGCGCCTTCAAAATCGGCGCCGTCGCGCGCATCCGCCTTCACCCCTCCAAACCCGCAAAAGCAGGAGCATCCGCATGAAGAATCTCGCCGCCGTGCTGCCCAGCGTTATGGGGAACATCTTCAACAACACCCCGCTTTGCGAACTGGTGAAGCTGCCCCAGCGCCGCGAAGGCAACGCCGCCGCCAAGCGCGACACGGCGCGCGAGCTGCGCCGCCAAGCCGATCTCTACGATCGCGCGGCGCCCAGCGTGGGCGGCACGGTCGCCCGCCACGCGGCGGCCCTGCTGCGCGAGATCGCCGCCGAATGCGACGCGACCGCATTGCAGATCGAACGCGAAGCCCAAACCACGGGAGCGGCGGCGTGAGCATCGTTCTTCGCCGCCGGAATCGGATCGCGTGTTTCGTCCGTTGCGCGTGGGGCATTTTCCGCCTGACGCGCAACCCGGTATTCGCGTGGCGTGCCGCGTGCGCGTGCTGCAAATGACCGCCGCCGACGTCAGCGCCTATCCGTTCCTGGCCGATGCGGCGGGTTTGCGCGTCGCCCTCTCGGCCGAATTGCGCGATCGGCGCGCGGGGCCTTTCTCGTTCGCGCAGATCCGCGCAGCCGTAAAATCGGTCGATGGCATCAATCGCTACAACGGGCGCCTGGGCGCGGTGATATCGGTCGCGTCGCATTCGATCCGCGTCGGCAAAATCGCGCGCGCCATCCTGCCGGCGGCGGAGCCCTATGGCCTCGCCCACGATCTGCACGAAGCTTGGATCGGCGACGAAACCACGCCCGCCGAGAAGGACATGGCCGCGTGGCTGGGCCTGCCCGAATATCGCCCGGCGCGCGCGGCGCAGAAAGCGTTTCTCGACGGGTTGATCTTCCCGGCGCTGGGCCTCGACTGGCCGATGCCGCCGCCGATCGCCGACGCGGTGCGCGAGGCCGATTTCCTCGCCTTCGTGGCGGAGTTCCGCGAGCTCGGCCCCGAAACGCCGCGCGACCCGCGCCTCACGCCGGACGTGATGGAACGCGCGAACAAGCTCTACCCGCACCCGATCCGCTCGATCCCCCTTTACGCCAGCGAAGACCGGTTCTGGCGCGCGCTGTGCGCCAACTGCCCCGCCCTTCCCCAAAACCACGCCGCGTGAGGATGAAGATGGCAAAAGCCCGGAGGCTTTACGATACCATTCGCGTGACCGCCGAAGTCGATGTTTGCGACGTTATCGGCGACCTCGATGATGACGTGCTGATCGAGGAATTGAAGTCGCGCGGCAAAAGCGGCGAAGTGCTGGTTGGCGCGATTCATATCGAGCGCGATCTGATTGCCGAAGCCTATCGCGAAGCAAGTGCCGGTCGCGCAGCGTCAGCGGCGGCCTTGCTGGATCGCTTGCTGCATCCAGCGATCCCCGCCGATCAAGGCGCCAATCGATTGATGCAACTCCGCATCCCTGGCGCGGTTCAATGACCGCGCCCGAGAACTATCGCGTGACGATTTCGGTTCCCGGCAGCGATCTGCCGGCGATCGAGACCGACACAAAAACGATCAACGAAGCGGCGGCGCGTCTCGGCCACAACTCGGGCGATCCGCCGCCGCCTTCCGTTGGCGATCAGGGCGGCATCGCGGCGGCGAAACTGCGCAGCTTCGTCGAGCGCATCGAACGGCTGGAAACCGAGAAAGCCGATCTCGGCGCCGATATCCGCGAGGTCTACGCCGAAGCCAAGGGCAACGGTTTCGACACCAAAATCATGCGCCGCGTGATCGCGTTGCGGAAGCTGCCCGAGCCCGACCGCAAGGAACAGGACGAACTCCTCGACCTCTACCGCCGCGCCCTCGACATCTGAAGGACATCGCCAATGGAATATGAACCCCGCCCGCAGATCCGCGCCACCATCGTCGGTACCGACGCGCGTGGTGCGGCCGCGCTGAAAGCGCAGCTCGCCGCCTGGGGCCTGAAGACGATCCGCATCGTTCATCAGCCCTCGCCGAGATCGCCGGGGCTGCGCCTCACGCTGTCCGCGAAGATGGCCTGCGGAAAAACGACGACGTTCAACCGCCTACGCGATGCCGGCTGGAAAGTCGCCTCGGTCGCCGAGGCGGAATTCGGCGATCTGCGCGGCGGCTATCTCTACGAAACGCGCGCCGTCGCGACCGGCGCCCCGCCGCGCCGCAATCTCCACTGATCGCGCCCTCGAAATCTGAAGGACCGACCGATGCCTAACCCCAAAATCTGGACCGGCACCGTCAACGCCACGTTCAACTCGCCGCCGCGCCCGCGCTGGGCGATCTGGGCGATGTCGCCACCCGATTACGATCCGACGATCGAGGATAAGCGCCGCATCGCCGATGGCACGCGCCGGCGCTTTCCGTGGCCGCGCGCGTTGGACGGCAGCCCGCTGCAATGGGCCGATGTCGAAATCGAATTCGACCACAAGACCGGCCGCCCCGTGGGCTTGCGCGCCAAGCCGATCGTCGTGCCGACGATCAACGAACCCAACCTTTCGCCCTTCCCGGCGGAGATCATGGAATGAGCGACCAGACCGGCATCGAATGGACCGACGCGACGTGGAACCCGGTCGCGGGATGCAGCATCGTCAGCCCCGGCTGCATCAATTGCTACGCGATGAAGATGGCCGCGCGGCTCGATGCGATCAGCGTCGCGCACGAGACCCGCCACGGCGGCGATCCGGGCCCGATGCTGCGATATCGCGGCTTGACGCAACCGTCGAAGGCCGGGCCGGTGTGGACGGGCACGATCGCGCTGGTCGAAACGGCGCTGATGCAGCCGCTGCGCTGGAAACGCCCGCGCCGCATCTTCGTCAATTCGATGTCCGATCTGTTCCATGAAGGCGTGCCCGACGACTTCATCGACAAAGTCTTCGCCGTGATGGCGCTGACCCCGCAGCATACCTACCAAGTGCTGACCAAGCGCGCGGAGCGGATGCGGGATTATCTGACTCGCCCAGCGGACGACGGGAAGAAAGACGCCCGAAACCGGATCACGTGGGACGCAGTCGCCGATGTGATGACCGCTTGGTATGAACCATCGTTTACCGAGAGCGTCACCGGCAAGCACCGGTCGCGGGCGATCAAGGCCGGTACGACTTGGCCCCTCGCCAATGTCTGGCTGGGCGTCAGCGTCGAGAATCAGAAATTCGCCGACGAACGCATCCCCCTGCTGCTCGACACGCCGGCGGCAATCCGCTGGATATCCGCCGAGCCGCTGCTCGGACCGATCGATCTCGTGAATCTCCATCCGCGCGACGACATCACGGTCGACGCGATGCGGGGCCAAATGGTTACGCGCGACGGCGACTATAGCAGCGACGAACCACGCCTCGACTGGGTCGTGGTCGGCGGCGAGAGCGGGCCCGGCGCGCGGCCGATGCATCCCGATTGGGCGCGTAGCCTGCGCGACCAATGCGGCTACGCCGGCGTGCCGTTCTTCTTCAAGCAATGGGGCAAATGGCTCGCAGAAGACCAATTGCCCGAGAACTACGTGGCGAGCGAAAACCCGTACTGCATCCACGGCGCGAACTTCGATCGCCTCGGCAAAAAAGCCGCCGGGCATTTGCTCGACGGCGTCGAACACCGCGAATTCCCGAAGGTGCCGCGATGACCGCCGCCACCGCCCCCAAAGACCGCCCGATCATTTTCAGCGCGCCGATGATCCGCGCCCTGCTCGAAGGCCGCAAATCCCAGACGCGGCGGCGTATCGTAACCGACCAATCGCTGATCAACTTCCGGCCGGACGGCACGCCCGGCAAGGTCGCGCCGAACAAGCGATACAATCTCGGCGACCGGCTTTGGGTACGGGAGAATCATGCGCTGGTCGGCGGCGGTGATCCCGGCATTCCGATCTACGCGGCCAACTGGCGCGAGGATGCGCGAGCGCGTGGCTTCGATAACATCCCCGACAAGCCGCCGCGTTGGACGCCCTCGATCCACATGCCGCGCTGGGCGTGCCGGTTGACGCTGATCGTCACCGACGTGCGCGTCCAGCGCATTCAAGACATCAGCGAGGACGATGCGATCGCCGAGGGCGTACAAGCCACGGCCGGCGGCTGGTTTAGTGCAGCGGAAGGCCACGCCAGTGCGACCCAGCGCGGGGCGTTTGCACTGCTGTGGGCGACGATCAACGGCCCCGATGCTTGGACATCGAATCCCTGGGTCGTCGCCGTCTCGTTCAAAACGATCCGCGCCAATATCGACGCGCCCGAAGCGAGGGCCGCATGACCCGCACCGCTCGTATCGATGCGCATCGCTTAGCGGCGCGGTCGGTCGCAGATCAACATTGGCGGGGCATCGGAAAATTGACCGAAGAAGCAGGTGAACTGCTGCAACTGTGCGGCAAGGCCATCCCGTTCCCCGTCAGGTCGCACCCGGACGGCAAGGGAGATATGCGCGCCAGATTCCCCGAAGAGATAGCCGACCTGTATGCGGCCCTCGATTATTTCGTCGAGACCAACGACCTGCCGAAAGATGGCATCGAATCTCGGCGGGCCGAGAAGGTCGCAAAATTCAAGCATTGGGAACTAACCGGCATTCCCGACGCGGATCAGAAATGACCCCCCGCCCCCGCATCGCGTTGCCGGGCGTCATGCCGTTTCGCGTCGATGCGACCGCCGCCGCCTATCTGGTCGGCGAGCGATCGGCCGACGCGTTCCGCGCACGCGTCGCCGCGGGGATCTATCCGCCGGGCACGCGCGTCGGCAACCGATTGTTGTGGCGCACGCGCGAGCTGCAAGGCGCCGTTGACCCCGCCGCCCTGCGCGCCCAGGATGGCGCCCCGGCCGGCGCCGACGATTTCGGCGTGCTGGTCGACCGCTTGGAGAGGGAAGATGACCGTTCTGCGCCTGCGCGGGATCAAGCGCGCTAAAGCCAAGGGCCGCGTCTATTACTATCACCGCGCCACGCGCACGCGCCTGACCGCCGAATTCGGCACGGCCGCCTTCCTCGCCGAGATCGAAAAGCTGGACGCGCAGGCCCAGGGCGTGACCGCGATCGAAACCGGCCGGCCCGACGGCACGCTGGGCGGGTTGATCCGCGCCTATAAACGCGCGCCGGAATGGACGGCGCTGGCCGCCGCCAGCCGCGTCTCCTACGAACGCGTGTTCGACGATTTGCAGCGCTTCGATACGGCGCGGCTGGAAACCTTCACGACCGCCGGCGTGCTGCGCCTGCGCGACGCGATCGCCGAACGCGCCAAGGCCCCCAAGGGGCGATGGTTCGCCAACTATACCGTGAAGGTGCTGCGCCTGCTGTTCGCGTGGGGAAGGCCGCGCGAGTGGATCGCCGCCAACCCGGCCGCCGACGTGCCGATGATCGCGCGCGCGAAGGGTCTGCCCCGCGCCAACCGGCCCTGGTCGGCGGCGGAACGCGAAGCGGTGTTGAACGCCGCCCCGACGCATCTTCGAATTCCGATCGCGCTGGGCATGTTCACCGGGGCGCGCGAGGCCGACGCGCTGCGCATGACGCGCGCGGCGTGGGACGGCAAATCCGCCGCCTGGCGCGCGCAGAAAAACGGGCGCGAGATCTGGGTGCGCGCGCACCCCAAGCTGATCGCGATACTGGCCCAAGCGCCGGCGGACTCGCTGCTGCTTTGCCTCAACGCGCGCGGCCGCCCGTGGACCGAGAACGGATTCCGCGCGAGCTTTTTCAAAATGCTGCGGGGCTTGCGCGAAGACGGGAAGATCGGCACGGGCCTGACGTTCCACGGGCTGCGCCACACGCTGGGCGATGCACTCGCCGAAGCGGGCTGCACGACGGAGGAGATCGAGGCGGTGCTCGGCATCACGCCGGCGATGGCGCGGCACTACAGCAAAGGGCGCGACAACAAGAAAACGGCCGACCGCGCGATCACCCGATTGAAACGCCAGAAGAACGGATTTTGGAAAACCACAAGCGACAAGCTTGGAAAACAAGGTCAATGACCCTGCCGCTTTATTCCAAATTGTCGAAGGAAATCAGTGGTGCCCGGGGCCGGAATCGAACCAGCGACACTGCGATTTTCAATCGCATGCTCTACCAACTGAGCTACCCGGGCACCGGGCTCGTGGGAGGCGTGTATAGGGCCTGCCCGGAAACCTGTCAACGCCTGGAAGTCGCCG